GTGTTCGTTGATATCAAAAATGTAATAGAATTCTAAAGTGTTGTCGGAGTATATAAGAATCGGGGCACTCTTATGATCTCAACCTCCTCCCCGCTTGCGACTGCCGCGAGGATGCCTGGTTTGAGAGCACAAGTAATGTTCAGTTCAGTATACATCCATTCTGCAAATAGGTGTATTATGGCGTCTTGGATTGATGGTGCTAGATCCTCAAATGCGTCTGATGTACCTACTCCATCAAAGACTTGTGTATAGTTCAGCATCTCCCTCATTCTAAGTGAAGATGCTGACTTAACCGAGTCAGGTGTTGAAGCATGGTCATCGAACGACTCAATGTCTCTCATCTCACCAACATGTTGCAGGGCTTCGATCGCCCTGGGAATTTCCGTCTCCGTAAAGCCCATCCCACGCGCATAATCCATCCTCAGGGTGGGTGGTGCGTCGAGCAAGACTCTTGCTACAGCATCTGGAGTGATGTCCGGTCTAAAACGTGAGGCAGATAAAGCTTTTAAGCCTTCTTTTGGTGACCCAACAGATCGTCCTGGGTCACGTTTCTCACCTCTACCGGCTACTCCAAATAATGCGAAATATATCTTACCCACTTCACGATTCGCGAAGAAAGGATGCCATACGGCTTTCCAGAATTTCATTGAGCTAGCAGATTCATCACCAGGCCGTTTAAGGAAGAACCGATAATCATCAATCTTGCCATTATGTCCCACACGCTTCATGGTGATGGAGACGCCGGCGTATCCAAGTATGTCTATCTTACCGTCACCGAGTTTATAGATATACTTATTTAGACTAGCTTTGAGCGCTGGCGTTGGTGTAGCTTTAATCTTCCCACGCAATGTAGGCACAGCCTCTGGTGGAATATTGCCTGATTGGACTGCTTCCTGTTCCTTAAACCATGGGCCTAGAAACCCTTGTCGGACATTGTTCCCCAGCGCTTTCTCTGCTTCATTCGTGTTCCAACGTTCAATCGATGCATTGCCGAGAGCATTGTGAATAGAGCGTGAAACGTTTGTTCCACGTCTATCTATGTCAGTCATCGATTCCCATGTGTGCATCGCCGCATTGTATAGACCACCGGTCTCTTTGACCCCAAGTTCAGTGTGAGATATTGTTAGCGTAGTATCGCTTTGCATGTCAATTTCATTCATGACCCTACGCCCAATGTCCTGCGCCTCTTCTGGTACGGGTGGTTTCTCTATTGGTGCTAAAAGGTCAAGCATCGGTGCGTGGACTGATAGCCATGCTTTTGAATTTTGCGAAGGAAAGCCAAGTGGTACTTGGTTTAATACTCCTCCAGGATTCAAAAGCAATGATGGATCATATATCCATTTCTTACCAAATACAGAAGTCTGTGAGCCTATTGTCATGTATGCTAGTCGCCATAAATTGCATGTCCGCATATTGCCTCCACGCATCGATAGTTTGTCAACCTTTGAAAGTAATGATCCCATGTCGTTAATAGTCATTGTCTGCCATTTCTCGTGGTCAAGTCCAACTCTACGTGTGAAAGTCTGACCGCACCAGAAGAAATTTTGCAAATAATGTCCAATCTTACCACTTACAGATGAACTAAAATCGTACGCTTGACCACTACGCTTAGATAGCAATTCCATTTCGTCTAGGAATGACATGAGATCTTGCTCCTGCTGTCCAACCAAAACATATTTCACCAGTAAATCATCACCCCATGCACGCACATCCGATGGCGTCCATGTTGTGGCGTTATGTACCATGTTCATGATCGCGACCGACTTGATTGTATTCCAAACAGTTGTAACGCGGTCGCCTGAGCATTGTGTATTAACGTAGAATTTTACAATTGGTGCACCTTCAGGCCTAATCATGAAATAGTTCCCGTCACGTTTCTTTGCCCATAGTATTACCCATTGCAAGAATGATATACCATATTCTTTTACAAATAAGTCATCCTTCATGCCCAAATCATTCACATTGGACTCGGTTTGTCTAATGAGTGACTCACAGACCTCAATTAGTGCTGCTCTATCTCCTACGGACATGTGTTGATCCAACCTACTTGCATCGTACGCCATAAGTAAAACTCCCAAGATAATTGCTTCAACACTGAAAGTAATTTCATCCTTGTTATCCTCGACCATCTCGCCAGCTTTCTTGTTTACAGGTGAGTATGTTTTCCCATTCCTTGCCTCCGCGAAGAACGTTTTACATGCTTCCTCTACCGCTACCTGAGGAATGTTTTCCTGAGACAGCGTGGCGTAGATGATACGTAAAACCCTGCCAATCTGTGAGCGCGTGCCAACGGAGTTAGGGTTATCTGGATCCATTGCTGCTTCCAGAACGCCCTTGCCTCCCATTACATAGAATGCGCCGGCGACAGCGATGACTATGCTCTTAGTTGACGTGTTCACCGGTACGTCTTGTTCATCACTACTTTTGCTAGAAGTGCCGGTAGCTATCGAGCGCGATGTTTTTGCATGCATCTTGTCCGCTCCACCAGAGCTACCC